AGACATTTCAATGTCTGGAGTTTCAGGAATATCTACTTTTTCTTGCTGCCTTTCTTCTGCATGACCATATAGATCTTTAGCAAGTTGCACAACTTCAGCAAAGGTATTTGTTTCTGCTGCACGAGCAACATACTCTTGTTCGTCAGGAGCAAATTCAATTGAAGTATTACCCTTGAAATAAAGATTGATTCGATCAATCAGAGGAAGTTTAGAAACATCTGCGCTCTTCACACCAAAGAAATCTTGCTCCCACAACTCACCGTATCCAACAAAAAAGGATTTGCGAAGACCAGGATACTGACGTTTCATCAGTTTCTCGATACGAGCATCCTCCAAC